TAACAAGTTCTTAGGCAAACCACGACTGAATTGTGGAACGATTGAATGAGACTCTAAAGCAATCTGCTTCATGCCTAAGTAATGAGCAAAAATCGCAATACGCTGACGCAATCCTCGCTTATAGTTCGCTTCCTTGGTCTTAGTAATCATCTCAAGGCCCATCAGCTTAAATTCCATGGCTACGCCTGATGTATTCCCTGCGAAATTCTCATCAGTCAAATTAGGCACATGGCTAAATGTGTAGATGTCCTCTTTAAGAGCTGTACGCAAGATTTCAGTAGCACTTTCGTCCAGCGTATTCTTCAAGAACTCAGCCCTTGCACTATCACCCGGCAATTCCAAAAGACCTTCTTCAGAAAGAATCTTCATTGCTACCTTAGCGTCTTCTGGAGTGTCTGCTAACTGCGTGCCATACAAGACAAGGATAGACTCTACAGCCTGTTCCTTATCATTGACACGATTCCCCATCAAGGAATTATAAGCGTCTATCAAGCTAATTTGTTGCTCGTAGTCGCCAATCGCAAAGTGATTATTGCGATACTCGATAATTGGGATTTGACCAAGGTTGTGAGGTGTTGCCTCCTCGCTCTGAGTTGTTCCTGAATCTGTACTTCTCAGCACCATGTGATAGTGCAGATTTTCGGTAAAGACCTCAGCCTGGTACTTGGTAGTGTCTTTCGTATCGTCTTTTACTTCATAGTAATAGACCGCAAACAAAGGCTTCCGCTCAATACTATCATCGTAGACCATGAAAGTATTCTCCGGATCAATACTAGTTGAATCCAACTCAGTCAATCCTTCTTTAGCATAGATGTACTCGTAAGCACGACCATAGATAGCCATGTTCAAAGCATTCTGAGCATCTACTTGGTCAATCTCAGCACCATCAAAGGCTGTAAGTAGTTCATCGATATCACCGTCAGCAGTATTGTTATACTTGATAGGATTGCCCATAAAATAGCCCGTAGCCGTGTCTGCGATATCCTTGGCATGATTAGCTACCGTCTTGTAATTGGGTGCGTTCACGTTGCGTCTCGTGTGTTTTAAGATAGCATGCTCACCCATGTAGTAGCTTTTAAGCTTCTTCAAATGTGAGCTTTCAGTGTTATGTATCGTTATCAATTTGTAAATCAGGTCTTTCTTCAAAGAACCCTCATCATATCCATCCCGTGGATAGGTTAAATATTGGTACATGTCTTTCCTCTCTATAGACCATAATCAGAACGTCTGCGGACGGTTGCTTTCCCACCTTCGATACATTGAAGGCTGTAACGCAAAGCGTCCATCAAGTGGTTGTTTTTATCCTCTGGTTTATTCAACCAGTTGCCTTCTTTATCTCGCTGGTAGCAGTAACTATAAAATTCATCCATGATGTTTTTACAATCTGGATGCACATAAATAGTGTATCCTTGCAATTTTGATACGCCTGCCATAATACTATCCTTACCTTTCCGACTCTCTTTTATTCTAGATATGCCATGTTCTGACCTGAGCTCTTCAATCAGCCGTGACTCTGCGCTATCAGCAATGATTTGTGAGCGATGATAACCTTTGTCTTTTATCATCTTCGCAACTTCTTTGGTTATCAATCCGACTTTATACGCCTCATCAAAGACATAAATCTCTTTCGTCGTGTCATTTATCAACGAACAACACAAAGCGGTTGGATCGTGAGTAAAACCAAAGTCAAGACCGATACATAACTTATTAGCTGAATCTCGTAGCAATTCATCCTTATCGAAATCCTTGACGGTCACGTTCTCATAGATTAAACCTTCAGCAACTCCCCATTCACCATCACAAACGATTCTCGCACGCCTTGGATTTGTGTGATACAAGTCCTCATAGCGCTTAATATCGACTTCATCAAGCCACTCATTGCATTTGTAAGTGGTTGTAGTAGCGAATGTATCAGCTCGGCTAGTCTCTTCATCAAAGAACACACGTTTGAGCCAGTGCCTCTCATTCCACGGGTTAAATGTGACTGTGATTTGTTTAAAGAAATCAGGTACATCTAAGCTACCACGGATTGACTCAACTACTGTACTGAACTTGTCTTCAGTCTCAATTTGATATGCTTCCTCAAACCATGCCCAACAAAGACTGCCGACATCGACCGTGATAGATGTGATTTTGAGTTCATCATCCAAACCACGGAATAGGATTTTTTGACCAGTCGCTTTTATGGTTATTTCAGGCAAAGATTCATTGAATTTAAACAAATGAGTCACACCCAACACATTACACGCCCATTTAAAATCCGTATAAGTTGATTGCTTGTTGGTATTCGAGTATCTACGAATAACAAGCAAGTTGGCCCAGGGATACTTCAAAAGACGGATAACATAATTCAAAGCGGTTGTCTTGGACTTCTTCGAACCACGGGAACCTTTTACAACACGATAAAGATTTCTTGAGCGCCAGAACTGTCCGTACCCAGCTCCTACTGTCTTAGGTAGGTCGATTACAATATCACTTTGTTTAATCTGGTATGTCTGACTCATTTGCAAACACCACCGTTCCAGAAACGTCTGCCTCTACTTTGTCTGTCCACATCTTATGTCGTTTACCTAACAATTCAAGAGCTTTATTCCTATCGCTGTTCTTTGTTGGGTATTCGACAAGTTGAGGGATTTCATTGTAGACTTTTACAGACTTACCAGTCACGGGATCAGTCATCAACTCAGCTACTTTTGTTGTGACTACTATTGTTTCTTTCGCTTGTCCCGACGCAATTTCTGATAGCATCACAAGTATTTGTTTTTGAGTTAAGATTTTTTCATCTTGCAACTCCTCCATTCGATTTTTGATGTAATCAGAAATTCCGACATTATCCAACAATTCAGAAGATCTTGCTTTGGCATATTTCTCACTATATCCTGCTCTTAAAGCTGATTGATAAGCATTACCTGAGATGATGTACTCATCTGCAAAACGCCTTTGTCTTTCATTCAATTTTCCATCACCACCTTTCAAACAATCAAAAAAAGCCACACGATGTGCGACCTTTTCAAGACCTCTCTCTGCGAATTAAAATCGCAATTGGAACGACAGGATTCGAACCTGCCTACGTTTCAATTCCCTAAACAGGACTTAATCCGTCTACCATGTATCCATTAACTAGCATGAGACTACTGCTTTAAACGAGTGACTTTTGATAACTTATAGTTTATTATCTTGTCCACAAATATTCCTACTTGTATCACTCATGCACGATTGGTTAGACCAATCACTCCTCACATCGCAAACTACTAAGCCATTTTTCAATTAACGAAGACTCCGCTAAAAGTCTAAGCTGCTTTACTCTTTGACTTTACTCTCATCCTTGCGAGACTTGAGCAGGCAATCTAATTGCCGAAGTGCACTTTCGTTTACGACGGGCGATGACTTTTGCTTTTTTGAGTTTTTTCTATCTTGAATAGCCTTAAAATATAAAAATCATCTTTCATCTATCACAGACACGCATCGCCATGTGTTTCATTCTCTTTTGAAGAACAAAATGCACAGCGCCTGCTTGTTATCGATTGTTTTGCGGACAATCGACTCATCTTACATACTTTTGGGAGGCACCCAATTTTTGTAAGATATGGTATCAAGCTCTTGTTGCACCTCGAACCAAATACCTCTTTCCTCTTATAGACTCGTTTCACAGCCAAACAGCCACATTTGCATTTCCTCAGCACCTTGCCGTTGGAATCTTCCTGCTTTAACTTCGCCTACCTATTCCAAAACTGAAATAGTTAAGATTACATTGCTTAGATTGACCATTGCTGGCAGGATGTTTGATAGATTTAAAAACATCCTTTTCCTGAGTTACCACAGATTATCTAGGCTAAGCCCTAAAAGTGCAAGGCGACTACAACCTTGCGTGCGTATTAAATTTTGACTTCTTTTTATTTTTTGTAGTCTTTAAAACCTCTGAGGGAATCAAACCCTCTAGCTTATAACTTATCCGGAATATAATTAGCTACGCAATCATGCGAGGTCCAGTCGCTTCCGCAACCATTTTTAAGTTAATGAGTGATAGGAGTTAATGAGTGATATATGAATGCTAAGCCTACTGCCTACCCCATTCTGGGACACAAACACTCAAAGGAGAGGGGAGGACTTGAACCTCCAAGGCCATTACAGCCCCCTGACATTACAGGTAACCATCTACCAATTCTGAGACCTCTCTTTTCAATTCTTGATACTACCATTCTAACAGATTTTTAGAACCGTGCTGTTCCAAAAAGTCCCATAAGCTCACTATGAGGTTAGATGACTTCTTCCAAAGCTAAGACCGCCTCATTTTTTAACCTGTAGTAGGTTGTACGACTCATATTCAAATCATAACAAACGCTATCAGCGGTGCCTTTGTTGATGTAAGTCATTCTTAATACTGCCCTGTACTTTGGATTTTTAAGCCTATTGATCATTCTACCTAATTCAAGTTTTCTGTTAATGACCTCTTTAGTATCCTGCTCTATAGCCTCTTTCATCACTACCAACTGAGTATAGACATCATCAACTTTTCTAGTCTGTCCACCTTGGACTTTGACACCTGACCACTTAGGACTTGAGAGCAAACCTGCCTCAAGCTCGTTAATTTCATCTATACGGCTTTGAATGTCCATGTCCAGATTCTGCAACTCTTTCAATAGTTCTTTAGCCTTGTTCACTCTCTGTCTCCTTTGTGATATAATAGTCTTTGTGAGAACTATTAGCTGAGACAGAGGGTGTCTTGGCTTTTTTTAATGCTTAAATTCGTTGACCAGGTCCCGGATAAAGAACTTCCAATCAGATTCTCTAAACGTCAAGAAACGATCTGTAGTAAAATTTCTAAGTCTTTTATAGAAAAGCATCTTTAGTTGGATTGACTCACCAACACTCAGTAAGATACCGGGGAAGCGATGTACTGAATGCACTCTATTTCCGTATCCAGAAATATCTAAATGTATTAACGTTTCTGGATATATGCGCCCCATACTAGCTTCAACTCCGAACTCAACTTTGACCTCTTCCACAATTGGAACTTCGTTTAAAATTGGTCGTGCAGGAAATATTGGCGACGGGATTTTTTGTCATTTTTCCTTGAATACGGATATTTTTTTGGTTTTCATTCCTTATCCTCCTCCTTATTTTCTAAAACGGCATCCTGTATAAAAGTATTGCCAATTTCATAGTGCTTGTATTCATTTGCTGTCACTTCAAACCTTTCTTCAACTTGCTTATTACCTGTAAATCCTGAAACGACCAGAATGTATTTTCTTTTGGTTCTGGTTGGCACAAGTACCGAACTTTTACCATTAATAACAGGTATGAACGTTGTGTGAGGTTCATCAATGTACTTATCTACCACTGTCCCACTCGAAATCTGGTGACATGCTACGAGTAAGGATGCGAATAAGACAATACATAGGATTTTAAAATATCTCACTCGTTGACCTCCAAAAGCTCTGGGTTTTCGTAGATGTTGCCTATGATTTCCTCATCTTCCATCACTCCACCTCCTCAATCTCAATACCTGGGCAATCAAACACCCAGCCGAAGTTTGCGTCTTCTAGTTCTTTACGAGTGTGGGAATATATAACATCATCTAAACTAAAGCTTTTTGTAAAGAAATACCTTTTCAAAAATTCTCCATAAACCAACATATTTTCTTTAATATTCCCTTTAATCTTTACCAGATACCGCTTCTCTTTTTCGACCTCATAGCCGTCAAGCCATGCGCGAGCGAAGAGGTCTTGGTTGCTCGCCTTTTTAATCCATAATATAAGATCGAAACTTTGGTTGTTTTCTTTCATAAAGTTTGGAGTCATAGCAGTATATAGACTAGTTGTTAAATGTTCTTTACAAACCTCAATCCAATCCGCCACAAACTGCGGAATTTTGACTTTTTGGGGTTCGTCTAGTTGTTTCAACTCTTTCAAAAAAAGTTCAACCATTGAAGTATAAGGTACAGGTTCATAAAAAGGGCTGTGTTCATTCCACAATTCTTCATACTTCTTAATCAATGCCTTAATATTCATCTTAGTTTCCTCCATAAATCAAATAAACTGCAATAACTACCTGAGCCATGCTTGGCGAATAGCCAACCCAATCATCAAACTCCTTAGATTTTGGCAACCAACCCTTAGTAGCTCCCAAATCATAGTCTGTAGGCTTTTCATCAGCAAAGATGCATTCCATCGCTCCCATAAACGTCATACCATCTTCTGCCATTTCCCAAAAATAGTCCGCCCGGTCTTTCACCGCTTGTGGTAAATCTTGCTTGGGAGGTTGCGGCTTCCCGTCTTCTACCGTCCAGTTGTATACTGCATTAACTTTTTTCTTTAACTCTTCCATCACTTCAACTCCTTGTCCTTAATTTCTCCAGTAAGTCTATTTTCTAAAATGTGACTTGTATAGCAAATATCGTTTTTATAAGTATAGTGATCAACGGTTTCTTCAACCCATTGATTTTTAGTGTACGGGTATCTGTTTGGTCGTTTCAATTTACCACCTCACATATAAATATTTCGTATCAATATCTTGTTCTAAAATACAGTCCCTTAACGATCTCAAAACATATAACGCATCATTGATCGTTCCCCATTTATTTGCAGGTTCATATTGTACATATTTTTCAGGTTGCCTTTCCAATTCAGTTATGCCACGTTTAATATTTTCAAAAATATCAGCAACATTGTAAATTGTGCCTTGGTCGAAATCCCAATCCATAGCCACCCTAAACATTTTTCCAAGATTGTAGGTCGGAGAACTATATCTAGGTTCAGCAATACAAATATAATCTCCACTCTCTATTTTCGCTAAGATTTCCAAATCATAACTCATTACTCCATCTCCTCCATCTTTACTTTATACATTCGATCACCTCGATACTTGCTCTCGAGCTGAGCCTTGCATTTTGCAGCATCACCCTCTTTCTTAAAAAAGTGGGTTTCGTCTACCATATTGTCAAAATATAGTGTTACTGTGTATGACATTTTTACCTCTTTTTTTCAAACTGCTACCGTGCTACCGATAAAATCTAAAAAAATAAAAAGTTTTTTCAAGAATCCCTATTTTATAGGCTTTCTTTATTATTACTATTATTTTATATACTTTTTTTAAAAATATAGGTAGAAGAGTAGCATTATATATAAATATTAAATAAAAGTCAGTAATATCAAGGGGTTAGACTGCTACCGATGTGCTACCGATGTCTCTTATTATGGGAATATACCTATGAATTGGGTTGTTATAAAAATAAAAGATATTTTTTCAATGAATACAGGTCTTTCTTACAAGAAGGGCGATTTAAGCATTAATAATAAAGGTGTTAGAATTATACGTGGTGGTAATATTAAGCCTTTAGAATTTTCTCTGTTGGATAATGATTACTACATTGATACACAATTCATCTCCTCTGAGCAAGTTTATTTAAAACATAATCAGCTAATAACACCTGTAGCAACCTCTTTAGAACATATTGGAAAGTTTGCAAGAATCGATAAAGACTATGATGGTGTTGTGGCTGGTGGATTTATTTTCCAATTAACACCATTCGAAAGTTCAGAGATTATTTCAAAATTTCTATTATTTAACTTGTCCTCTCCGTTATTTTATAAACAATTGAAAGCAATAACTAAACTATCAGGTCAAGCTTTATATAATATTCCTAAAACTACACTAAGCGAGCTATTAATTCCGTTAGCTCCTTTTGAGGAACAGGAACTTATTACTCAAAAAGTTGAGAAACTTTTTGAAAAAGTAAATCAACTTTGGAAATGATTCTTTTCATCTCTTCATGATTAGAAATAGGGATTAATAATTCGGAGATACTGGTACTATTTAATGTTTTCCCTTTGATAGCATCTTTTGAATCACCTAAAGTAGAGATAAGTGGCAAAAATATCATTAAGTAATCTCTGATAATATTTTCTTTGTTAGCATAGGGGAATATCGATATAATGGCTTCATTATGAGTGGCAGGAATATCCAATATGGCAACTTTTCCAATAGATAATTTAAAACTCATTAATAAAGTTCCTTTAGGTGAAATGTCTATTTTCTTTGATTTTAATGCTAATTTAGAAATAGATTCTCTCGTATTAGTTACATAACCAGATATAGGCATATCTGATATAGATACCCAGGGTATTTCAGTTCCCCAAAAAGTAGCTTCACTGCGTGGAGGAGTTTTTCCTATTCTGAAGTTAACTAGGCTAGCAAATTTAATATATCTCCATGCTTCTGGGATTTCATATATAGGATAAGAGGTTGTTTCGTCTTTGTTCCCATAATAAGAGCCATAATCACAAAAATAGCAGGTAGTCAGTTTGACCACCTGTTATTTTTTACCAATTAACAATTTTATCTACAATATTTTGTTGTTCAGTAGCTGTTTTCCTTAGATAAATTCGAGTAGTTTCTATACTTTCGTGTCCCATCAAATCTGCAAGCAAGGCAATATCATTATACTTCGCTAAAAAATTCTTAGCAAATAAATGCCTAAAAGAATGAGGGTAAATTACTTTAGGATTCATTTTGTATTTATCAGCATAATTTTTTAACTGTTGAGCAACTCCTCTTGCTGTAATTGGTTCGTTAAATTTATTCAAAAATAAATAACCACTTCGGCGATTTTCTGATTCTAACCAACTAAGACAACTATTTCTTAATTTTTTAGGAATGTACAGTCTACGAATTTTACCACCTTTTGAGTAAATGTCAAAATAACCGATTTCTACATGCTCTACTTTTAGTTTAATAAGTTCACTTACACGAGCCCCAGTTGCACCTAAAAACCAAACGACAAAATGCCATTTTAAAATACCATCTTTTTTCAAACTACGTTTAAGAAAAAGGTAATCAGCATGGCTAATGACATCTTCTAAAAACGGTTTTTGCTGTACTTTGACAAATTTTAATTTCAAATCATCATGACCAATAAAAGCCAGATATTTATTTACTCCTTGTAGTCGCAAATTGACAGTTTTAGGTTTAAAATTGTCTAATAAATATCCTTTGTATTCAAATAAATCTTCCATTTTGAGTTCGTAATTCTCCAAGAAAAATCGAACACCATAAAGGTACGAACGCACAGTATTTTCAGCTAAACCAGCTTTCTTCAAATGTAATTCAAAATCTTTCAA